CGCGATCGACATCGACCTGAAGATCCAGCACCACTTCTCTGACGGGGTGTATGCCAGACAGATGGTGCTGCCAGCGGGTCACTTTGCGGTGACCCACGCGCACCAGTACGACCATCTGTCGATACTGGCGAGCGGTGCGGTGACGGTGGAGGTCGATGGAGTCGAGTGCAGCTACCGAGCGCCGGCGGTGATCACGATCCTGGCGGGTCAGCACCACCGGATCGAAGCGCAGGAAGACACGGTCTGGTTCTGCATCCACGCTACCGATGAGCAAGACCCGGAGCGCATGGGTGAAGTGCTGATCAGGAGATAGAAGATGCCTTTTATTATTGCCGGCGCTGTTTTGCTCGGCACAGCCTACCAGGCGAACGAAGCACGCAAAGCGCGACGCCAAGCTGCAGAGCAGCAGCAGGTTCAGCTGCAGCAGCAGGAAGCCGATGCCGCAGCGATGCGCAACGCAATCGCTCAACAGACCGCTGCCTACGGACAGCAGGCCGCTTCCCTCCAATCGCAGGCTGAGACGGCACGCCAGGCCTTTCAGGCTTCTCAGCTTCAATATCAAGAAAACAAGCTCGCGATGGAGAACAAAGCCCGCGAGGTGCAAGCCGCTGCAGACGAAGAACGCAGGAAGGCCGCACAAGCCGAGGCCTCTGCGATCCGAGCCAGGACGCGTGGGGGCAGGCGCTCCCTACTCTCCCAGGAACGACTCACGCCTGAGCTCGGGGTGACCTCCTCGCAACTGGGCACAGGGATGATGCTCTGATGGCCACTGCCTTCACGCCAACCGAGCGCATGAGGCTTGCACGCAAGACCTCGAGCATCGATCAGCTGTCGAAGCAATTCCGACAGCAGGTCGCTGCACTCACCGGCGAGCAGGAACGAGCATTCACTACCTACCAGGCTGGCGTCAAAGAGAAGATGGCGCCATTCGAGTCGGCACTCGCTCAGTACCAGACCAAGGACTTCCCAGCCTACGAAGCAGCGACCGAGGCCTACAAGAGCAGGCTCAAGGCCTACGAGGCCCAGCTGGCTGAGATTCGCGCCAACCCGACCGTCAAGGCGATCGGAACCTACACAGAGAAGGTTCCTCGCTGGGGATTGTTCGGCCTGGCGGGATACACGAACGAGACCCGCACCTACGAGTACGACGAACCCCGGCCGCTGCCGACCTTCACTGAGACCGCTCCCGCGGCTCCTGTAGCGCCTGCTAGGCCTGAAATCGCAGCATTCAGCGATGAGCCCTTCCAGGCCCGCCGTGCAGAGCTCGAGCAGGGTCTGAAGCGTGAGCTCGGTGAACGTCGCTCTGCCCGCCTGGCGGCGGTGTCCCGTCGCAGCCGCAACATGCTTGCAGGAGCGTGACGATGGAAAAGAAAGACAAGATGCAAGAGAAGGTTCGCCGCGTAATGAAAGAGTATTCGGCGGGCAAGCTCAAGAGTTCCAGTGGACAGAAGGTCACCAGCCGCGACCAGGCCGTGGCGATCGCGATGTCTGAAGCCGGAATGGCGAGGAAGAAATGAAGGTCGAGATCGAGATCGAATCCAACGGCAAGGGCCACGGCGAAGAGATGAAGGCCATGAAGGCTACTGCCTTCCAGAAGAAGGTGGCGCAGATGATGGCCCAGCGTGCCGGCCGGCGTAAGCCTAACGAGCACGAGATGAAGATGGCCGCGGAGCTCGAGAGCGAGCTCGACGAGTACGGGATGAAGAAATGAAAGAGGTCTGGGACAAGCCGAGGCCGAAGGGTCTAGGCGAACCGAAGCAGCTTTCTCCGATGCAGAAGAAGGCCGCACAGATGATGGCACGCAAGTCAGGCCGGCCCTACCCGAATCTGGTCGACAACATGCGTGCTGCTCAAAAAGGAAAGTGACATGGCACAAGTACCCTTCCCCACCACGCCGGATTCTGTCGCCATCGGTGCGATCTCAATCTCCCCGGCTGATGCTGACCTGGCGGCGCCGGTGCGGGCGCTCTACATCGGCGGTGCTGGCAACGTGAAGATCACCGACACGCTGGGCAACGCCACGACTTTCAATGCTGTCCAGGCCGGATCGATCCTTCCGGTGATGGCCGTGAGGGTCTGGTCAACTGGCACAACCGCGACGAGCATCGTCGGGCTGATCTGACATGCTCATCGGCATCAACCTCAAGCTCTCGCACTTTGGCGGGTTTGGGGGCGGCATTGAGTTTCCATCGGTACTGCGGCTGGAAGACGGTGGCGGCATCCTGCTCGAGGATCTGGGATACCTGCTGCTAGAGACCACCGACTACCTCTCCTACAACGTCGAGTTGGAGGGCGGTGGCAACGTGCTGCTGGAAGACATGTCTTATCTGCTGTTCGAGAACGACGAGATCTACTTCGACAATCTCGAGCTCGAGAGCGGATACGACGCCCTGCTTGAGGACTTGGAATTCTTACTTTTGGAGAGTTGAAATGACTGACAAGGCCGTATCCGCGCTCACGTCGCTGACGGGCGCAAACACTGCCACGGGTGACCTGCTCTACATCGTTGACATCAGCGAAGCAGCTGCTGCTGATCGCTCGAAGAAGATCACCGCTGAAGAGCTTCAGAACTATGTGAAGAAGTTCCCGGCCACCATCGGCGTGGGTGGCGCAACGCCAGCTGCGTCTGGTGCTGGAATTTCGTTCCCGGCGACTGCCTCGGCATCGAGCGATGCGAACACGCTAGATGACTACGAGGAAGGCGATTGCAGTTCGTCGATAGCTATTGCTGGAACCACTTCTGCTGGAAGTGCAACATACTCAAGTAAATCCGCGAGATATGTAAAAATCGGCGCGATGGTTACTGTGTATGGCTATCTTTCTTGGAGTGGTCACACAGGAACAGGTTTCATGGAAATTAGCGGTCTTCCATTCGCATCGAATGCACAAGTCGCTTTGCATCCCACTGCCGCAATTGGATATCCGCACAATATTTCGTTGACTGCTGGAAATGTCGTAACAGCATTTGGTGCACCAGGCGCTTCAACAATTTCTTTGTATCAATATCCAACAGGCGGTGGTGCCAATAGTGCCGTTCCAATGGACGCCAGTGGCGATATTATGTTTTCAATTACCTATTCGATCTGATAACCACGCTGGATGGCGTGGTCGGACACAAAGGAGAAACTCATGTCGCTTGCAGAAACCACAGAAGTTGATCGCATCGAGATTGTCGGCAACGGCATCGTCCAGGTGCGTGAAGCCACAACGATCACCAAGGATGGCGAGTTCTTCGCTCGCAAGTTCAAACGCTGGGTGCTTACGCCTGGTCAGGATCTGACCGGGCAACCTGAGAAGGTTGTGGCGCAGTGCCAGGCAGCGTGGACGCCCGAGGTGATCGCGGCTTACCAGGCGCAGGTTGCAGCGGCGGCAGCAGGCCCAGGCCAGCGGTAAGTTCATCGCTATGAAGGCTCGCTACAAAGATCCAGAAGGCGGGCTGACAGAGGCCGGCAGACGGCATTACGAGTCGACGGGCGAGTCGAAGAACCTGCAGCCAGGCGTGAAGGATTCGAGCCCTACCGGGCAACGCGCCAGGCGCAAGGGCTCATTCCTCACGCGGTTCTATACGAACCCGAGCGGGCCGCTGGTCGACAAGGACGGTGATCCCACCAGGCTGGCGCTGGCAGCGCGGGCCTGGGGTGAGCCTGCACCGCGCACAGAGGCTGCGGCGCAACGTCTGGCCGCGAAGGGCAGGAATCTGCTGGCGAAGTACAAGGCCGAGGCATAAGTCATGGAATACGAGAAAGGCGGCGGGATGCGGCTGACGCCAGAGCAGATCCTCAAGCGGCAGCAGCTGGCGCAGACGAAGAAGGACGAGTTCCAATCCATCTACCAGGATGCCTACGAGTTCGCGCTCCCACAGCGCCAACTGTACGGTGTCTGGGAAGGCGGCAGCACGGGTACCAAGAAGATGCAGCGCGTCTTCGACAGTACAGCAATCAATAGCACCCAACGGTTTGCGAACAGGCTGCAGAGCGTAGTCTTCCCGCCCCAGCGCAAGTGGTCGAGGCTTGAGCCTGGCCCGTCGATTCCGCTCGAGCGTTCGCAGCAGGCGCAGGCGATCCTCGACGCATACTCCGACAAGATGTTCGCGGTGCTGAAGCAGAGCAACTTCGACATCGCGATCGGCGAGTTCCTGCTGGATCTTGCGGTCGGCACGGCCTGCATGATGGTGCAGCCTGGTGACGACGTGACGCCGATCAACTTTGTGCCGGTGCCGCTCTTCCTGGTCTGCTACGAGGAAGGCGCCAACGGCCAGGTCGACAACGTCTATCGCCGGATGCGGATGAAGGGCGAGTCGATCCAGCGCCAGTGGCCGGATGCAAAGATCAGCGAGGAGCTCGCACGCCGGATCGAGCAGAAGCCGACCGATGACATCGAGCTCATCGAGGCAACCATCCACGACTACAAGCGTGGTGACTACTGCTATCACGTCATCGACAAGCTGACCAAGACCGAGATCGTCTACCGGCGCCGCAAAACCTCGCCCTGGGTGATCTCGCGCTACATGAAGGTCGCTGGCGAAATCTACGGTCGAGGCCCGCTGATCACGGCGCTGCCCGACATCAAGACGCTCAACAAGACCAAAGAGCTCCTGCTGAAGAATGCTTCGCTTGCGGTGGCCGGTGTCTATACCGCTGCCGACGATGGCGTGCTGAACCCCAACACGGTCAAGATCGTGCCTGGCGCCATCATCCCGGTTGCCCGCAACGGTGGCCCCCAGGGTGCCAGCCTGCAGCCCCTTACCCGTGCCGGCGACTTCAACGTCAGCCAGCTGGTGATCAACGACCTGACGGCCAGCATCAAGCGGATCTTGCTGGATGAGTCGCTGCCGCCTGACAACATGAGCGCCAGGTCTGCCACCGAGATCGTCGAGCGGATGAAGGAGCTCGCGCAGAACCTGGGCAGCGCGTTCGGCCGCCTCATCAACGAGACGATGATCCCGCTGGTGGCCAAGATCCTCGAGGTCATGGACGAGCGCGGCATGATCGACCTGCCGCTCCGGGTCAACGGGCTCGAGGTCAAGGTGGTGCCGGTGGCCCCGCTCGCGATGGCCCAGAACATGGAAGAGGTCAACGCGATCCTGCAGTACGCGCAGCTGATGCAAGGGTTCGGCCCTGACGGCCAGCTGGCGCTCAAGACTGACGCAGCGGTCGACTACATCGGCGACAAGCTCGGCGTGCCATCCAGCGTGCGCAACAGCCGCGAGGAGCGTGCCGTGCTCATGGAAGAGGCCCAGAACCGGCAGATGGAAGCGATGGCAATGCAGAACGCAATGATGCAGGCCGCTGGCGTACCAGAAGGCCAGAACGTCGATCAGCGCCTAATGGAGGCGCTCAATGCGTGATGATGTCGCCCGTGCCGCAGCGGCAAAAGCACTGGATCTAGCCAGGCAAGCTCGCGATCAGGCAAAGCAAGGGCCGAAAGGTGAGAAGGGCGAGAAGGGCGATCCTGGTCAGATTCTGCTAAAGACTGTCCCAGTACCAGGCCCACAGGGCGAGAAAGGCGACACAGGACTGCGAGGCCCACAAGGGCCGGTTGGGCCGCGAGGTTTACAAGGCGAGCGAGGTGTCCCTGGCCCTGTAGGCCCAACGGGGCCACAGGGGCTGGTTGGCCCAGCGGGGCCGCAAGGCGAGAAAGGCTACCAGGGTGAGGATGGCCCGCCAGGGCCACGAGGGCCAGAAGGCCCAGCAGGCCCGATCGGCCCGATGCCAAAGCATGAGAAGAAAGGTCTCATGCTGCGCTTCGAGAAAGCGCCAGGCCAATGGGGCGAGTGGATCATCATGCCGACCGGCGGCGGTGGCGGCGGTCGAGATGACAAACTATTTGATCGCCAAGCGCAGCTGGTTGAGGTTGGCGATCTTGTCAAACAACAGGCATCGAACGCCGGCAAGGTTATTGGCACAGATGGCACTTCGTTGGCCTGGGTGGCTGGCGGTGGCGTGACATCTGTTAGCGGGACTGCGCCTATCGTTTCATCTGGCGGCGCAACGCCAGTCATTAGCCTGGCAGGCAATTACGGCGACACACAAAACCCGTATGCCAGCAAGACGGCCAACTTTGTCCTGGCCGCTCCTAATGGCACGGCAGGTGTTCCGACGTTTAGAGCGATTGTCGCCGCTGATATTCCGACGTTGAATCAGAACACAACAGGAACGGCTGCGAACGTCACCGGCACTGTTGCTATTGCTAACGGTGGCACAGGACAGACAACACAAACTGATGCGTTTGATGCGCTTGCGCCGACAACGAGTAAGGGTGATTTGATTGCTCACAACGGCACAGACAATGTGCGTGTTGCTGCTGGCACCAATGGATTTGTGCTGACTGCTGATTCGTCTGCTGCTGCTGGTGTCGCATGGGCTGCGGCGAGTGGCGGCGGAATATCTAGTGCAGACATCCAAGAATTTACAAGTACAGGCACATCTACTTGGACTAAGCCAGCGGGAGCTAAGCTGGTTTATGTGTTGATGTTTGGTGGTGGTGGTGGCGGTGCGTCTGGGAGGCGAAGGGCATCCGGGTCATCTGCTACTGCCGCCTTTGGCGGTGGCGGTGGGGGTGCTGGAGGAAGAACAGAGTTATGGATTCCGGCATCTGCTCTCGGAGCTACTGAGACGGTGACGGTTGGTGCTGGCGGCACAGGTGGCGCAGCACAAACTGCGGACGATACCAATGGAAGTAACGGAACCGATGGAACCATAACATCGTTCGGTTCATGGGGTTCAGCTAGACCAGGAACATCGGGCAGTGGCGGAAGTAGTACATCTGGGGGAGCCGGAAATGGCGGTGGCGGTCTCGCAGAATTGGCTTCTGGTAGCAATAACTTATCGGCATCAGGTGGAGCAGGAACTTCAAATAATGGAACATCTGGTAGTCGCGGAGGATATAGGCCAGGAGGTGGTGCAGGAGCGGCTGGTTTTGGCGCAGCGAGCACTACAGCTACAAACGGACAAGCCGGTGGGAAAGGTGGTTCACTTTTGACTTCTTCAACAGCCACCACTGGTGGTGGGGGCGCGTTTGGATTCGCTAATGCCAGTGGGGGAAATGGATCTAACGCAACCACCTATTTTGTAGGTGGTGATGGCGGTGGTGCCGGTGGATCAGGAACGACCACCGCTGGCGCTGGTGGGAACGGCGGATACCCCGGAGGCGGCGGTGGCGGCGGCGGTGCTGGTCACGCAGTCAACTCCGGCGCTGGTGGCAACGGTGGCAATGGTTATTGCCGGGTAATCACATTCTTCTGATCATGCCAAAGCAATTCCTACTTAATCCTGATGGCAGCATTCCTGCTAACGTCAACGTCCAGGCTCTGCATGATGCCGGGATTCCGCTGGTGTTGCCGACGCCAATGCCGAGAACGCCAGGTATGGTTGCTGTAGAGCAAGAGCCGGAATTGGTTGATGGTGTTTGGCGGCAGGTATGGGTTGAACAACCTGCGCCTGTACAGTCGCCAGAGGAGTCGACGGAATGAGTTGGGACGATCTTGAGGCTATCGAGCTCCCAGACATCCGCGACGCCAACCAGCAGCGGGATGACGCCGATCGTTTAATGCTGCGGGTGCTTGGAACCGAAGATGGAATGAAGCTGCTCGCCTGGATGCGGGCCATGTACGTTGACGTGCCGATCGCCGTGCCCGGCACCGACCCCTCGCACGCCTTCTACGCTGACGGTCAGCGTGCTGTCGTGCGGGACATCATGGCGCGGATCAGACGAGCGAGGAACCTGTGACAGAAGCGACCAACGAGCCCGGATCTTCCGGCTTACTCGATAGCGTCACCGTAGAAGACAGCACCAAACCAGCCGACCCGATAACGGCGGCTATCCCCCACAAAGCGGTTGAACCTGGCAGTGAGCCAGAAGATCCGCTTGAGCGTCCTGAATACTGGCCGGAGAACTTCTGGAAGAAGGACGCCAACGAGCCAGACCTGGAAGGCATCGCCAAGTCATGGCGCGACCTGCGGGCGAAGATCAGCAAGGGACACCACAACGCGCCGGCTGATGGCAACTACAACATGGGCTCATTCGGCGACACCGCTGCCGAGAACCCGATGGCGCAGGAGCTTGCAGCGTTCGCGAAGGACAACGGACTCAGCCAGGCTCAGTTCGACGACCTGGCGACCAGGCTGCGCACCAAGGCCGGCGAGCTCATGGAAGGCGAGCGGATCGACCCCGCTGCCGAGATGAAGAAGCTCGGGCCGAATGCCAATGCGATGGTCAATGGCATGGTTGACTGGGCTCGAGGCCTGGTCAACAAGGGTGTCTGGGGCAAAGAGGATTTCGAGGAGTTCAAGATCATGGGCGGCACCGCCCAGGGTCTGCGGGCTCTGATGAAGATCCGCGAAGCCTATGAGGGGCGCCTGCCGATTGAGACCTCCCCGATCGAGGGAGCGCCCACCAAGGAGGAGCTCTACCAGATGGTCGGCGATCCGCGCTACAAGACCGATCCGGCCTACAGGCAGAAGGTTGAGCGCCTGTTTAAGGCAGTGATACAGTGATTGCTCCCTGTCTCCTCCGGTGAAGCCTTTCAGCCCGCGCAATGCGGGCTGTTTTTTGTCCACTTGTCAATCGGTTAGATTGGGATTTAGAATCCGCGCAAGGCCCACCGGGTTTACCCGACCCTTGCCGCAGCGGTAGCTGACGAGTGGCTGGCGCAACCAGCAAGCATTCGGCCCTGGATTCCCAGGCTCACCGGCGCGAAACCCCACCATCAACTGAACGAGGTACATCATGAGTATTGGTCTTTCCAATGCCTTCGTGACCCTCTTCGACGCAGAGGTCAAGCAAGCCTATCAAGGTAAGGCGATGCTTGTCGGGGCCGTCCGGGCGCGTCGTGGAGTCGAAGGTTCTACCGTCAAGTTCCCAAAAGTTGGTCGCGGTACCGCTACCCTGCGCGTGCCCCAGACCGATGTCACCCCCATCAACGCGAGCTTCTCGCAGGTCACGCTGACCCTGCAGGACTGGAATGCCGCTGAGTACAGCGACATCTTCAGCCAGGCCAAGGTCAACTTCGACGAGCGCCAAGAGCTTGTGCAGGTTGTGGCCGCTGCCGTTGGTCGCCGTCAGGATCAGATGATCATCGACGCGCTGGTCAACTCGAGCACGGGTCTCACCGTTGCGAACAGCATCGGCGGCTCGAACACCAACCTGAACATGGCCAAGCTGCGCGATGCGAAGCGCCTGCTCGACAAGAGCAACGTGCCGCCCGATGGTCGCCACATCGTGATCCACGCCAACAACCTGGCCAACCTGCTGTCGGAGACCTCGGTCACGTCGAGCGACTTCAACAGCGTGAAGGCGCTGGTTCAGGGCGAGCTCAACACGTTCCTGGGCTTCACGTTCCACGTCATTGGTGATCGCTCGGAAGGCGGTCTGCCGATTGATGGTTCGAGTGACCGCAAGGTCTTCGCGTTCCATCAGCAGGCGATCGGCTACGGCGAAGGCATCGCCATGCGCACCGAGATCAACTACATCCCCGAGAAGACCAGCTGGCTGGTCAATGAAGTGTTCTCGGCGAATGCGGTTGCGATCGATGCCGAGGGCATTGTCCAGATCACCTGCCGCGAGTAAGGAGAACTGACATGGCATTCGATTCCGCTGGTTTCACCACTTATTCCGCGTCCAAACGCGGCAACGCTCCGTCGATGTATGGCTACAAAACCGCAGACGCAATTGCGGATGTCAACACGTCGGGGTACTTCAACTCGATTGCCAACACGCTCGAGGTTGGCGACATCATCCACTGCGTGACTTCGACGGGTTCGACCGCCGTTGTCACTCTGGTGTATGTCGTCTCCAACTCTTCTGGCGTGGTGGACGTAACGGATGGCACCACGTTGTCGGCTACTGACGGCGACTAACCAAGGGTGTCTGTTGGATGGCCAGCTTCTGTCTTAGACAGCGGCTGGCCATTTTCACATTGAGAGGCCGCAATGGCTGCAGGTGACACGGGAGTCAGGATCTGTTCGGACGCGCTGCTGCTGCTGGGCGCACGAGCGATTACCAGCTTCAACGACGGCACCGATGCGAGCTCGGTCTGTGACCGGCTCTACCCCAATGTTCGCGACTCCACACTGATGATGTATCGGTGGAGCTTCAGCGTGAAGAAGATCGCGCTCGCGCAGCTGGTGACCGCACCCAGCAGCGTCTGGCGCTACGCATACCAATTGCCTGGCGATCGCCTGGGCAACCCGCTCGCGGTCTACGCAAGCGCCAACGTGGGCTCACCCGTCCAGAAGGACTGGGAGATCCAGGGCGACCAGCTGCTGACCAACCTGCCAGCGGTCTATATCGACTACCAGTACAGCGTGCCCGAATACGCGATGCCGCAGTATTTCGTGCAGCTGCTCAAGTACCAGATGGCCTGGCACATTGCCGAGGCGATCACCGAGCAGGCCGACAAGTCGCTGCGCTGGCAGCGGGTGGCGCTGGGTGACCCGGCTGAGAACATGCGCGGCGGCTACTTCAGGCAGGCCACGCAGATGGATGCGCAGGGCAACCCAAGCCGGGTAATCGACGATTACACGCTAGTGGCCGTGAGGTACTGACGTGCCGCGATTCGTTGAACTGCAGAGCAACTTCTCGACGGGTGAGCTCGATCCGCTGCTGCGTGCGCGGGTTGATCTGCAGGCCTACAACAACGCGCTGGCCAAGGCCACCAACGTGCTGATCCAGCCCCAGGGTGGGTTGAAGCGCCGGCCAGGCACCAAGTACATCCTCGAGCTCCCCAACAGCGGCGCGAGCAGCGCAGGCAACGGCGTGCGCCTGGTGCCGTTCCAGTTCTCGGTCGATGACTCCTACATGCTGTGCTTCACGCACAACCGCATGTACATCATCAAGAACGGCGTGGTGCAGACCAACATCAACGGCAGCGGCAACAATTACCTGACGACCAGCATTGGCAGCAGCATTGTCGACGACATGTGTTGGACACAGTCGGCTGACACGCTGATCGTTGTCCACCCTGACCTGCAGCCGGTGCAGATTCAGCGCACCAGCGACACGGCCTGGACGGCCACGACGATCACGTTCGACTCGATCCCGAAGTACGCCTTCAACATCGACTTCCATACGAACAACGGTTCGACGCTCACGCCCAGCGCGGTGAGCGGCAACATCACGCTGACGGCCTCGACGACTCACCACGACAGTGGCGCAGCGCAAGCCGGATCGACGAGCACGATCACGCTGAAGTCGACCGCGAGCGCCACCGACGATGTCTACAACGGCATGTACGTCACGATCACCAGCGGCACGGGTTCGGGCCAGATCCGGCTGATCGAGGACTATGTCGGAAGCACCAAGGTCGCGACGGTTGCCGAGGCCTGGACGACGGCCCCTGACGCCACCAGCAACTATTCGATCACGACCTGGACGACGCAGTCGGTCAACCAGTACGTCAACGCCAGCCCGCAGGGCCGCGCCAGGATCCTGCGCTACGTCTCGGCCACGGTGGTCGAGGCGGTGACCGAGTATCCATTCTTCAACATCAGCGCGATCGATGCCGGCCGCTGGGAGCTCGAGCACGGGTATGTGGATGTCTGGAGCTCAGACAAGGGATGGCCGCGCACGGTCACCTTCCACGAGGGGCGCCTGTACTTTGGCGGCAGCAAGTCGCGTCCCAGCACGATCTGGGGCTCGAAGATCGGCCTCTTCTATGACTTCGTCCCGACCGAGAATCTGGACGATGACGCGCTCGAGGCCACGCTCGACACCAACGACCTGAACGTCATCACCGACATCATCAGCGGCCGTGACTTCCAGGTGTTCACGACCGGCGGCGAGTTCTACGTCCCGCAGCAGGGAAGCGATCCGATCACGCCGCTGACGTTCACGTTCAAGAACGTGAGCAAGAACGGCATCAAGCCTGGCACGCGGGTGCAGGCACTCGAGTCGGGCTCGGTCTACATCCAGCGCCAGGGCAAGTCGCTCAACGAGTTCGTGTTCAACGACACGCAGCTGACGTACATCACGCAGCGGATCTCGCTGCTGTCTGGCCACCTGCTGAAGGGGCCGCAGCGGATCGCCATGCGCAGGGCGACCAGCACCGAGGAAGGCGACCTGCTGCTGATCACCAACACCGACGACGGCAGCATGGCAGCGTTCAGCGTCATGCGCAGCCAGCAGATCACGGCGCCGTCCGAGTACATCACCACTGGCGACTTCATCGATGTCGGCATCGACGTGACTGACATCTACACGGTGACCAGGCGCATCGCCGCTGCAGACCTGCTGCTTGAGAGCGGCAGTCACCTGCTGACCGAGGACGGTGAGCCGATGCTGCTCGAGCACGGTGGGCCGAAGTATTTCGTCGAGCTCTTCGACGACAACCTGTACACCGATTGCGCGGTCACCGGCGGCGCTGCATCTGGCGCGTCTGGCCTGCCGATGATCAATGAGATCGTCAACGTGATCTGCGACGGGGTGCCGCAAGGCGATGAGGAAGTGAGCGCCGCTGGCACCGTGACGTTCGACCGGGCATCGGTCTACACCTACGAGGTCGGCCTGCCCTTCACGGTCTACTGCAAGACGATGCCGGCAGAGATCCAGCTCCAAACCGGAAGCCGCATCAGCTTCAAGAAGCGGATCGTCGAGATCAACGCGATCGTGTCAGAGACGCAGGAGCTTGTGATCAATGACCAGCCGGTCGCATTCCGGCTGATGGACAACCCGCTGCTGGATGAGCCGGTGCCAACCTTTACCGGCATCAAGCGCGTGAACGGCGTGCTTGGCTACGACCGCGAACAGGCCATCGAGATCGAGCAGACCCTGCCGCTCAAGATGACGCTGCTCGGTCTTGACTACCGCATCGCGGTCTACTCAGGAACCTGACATGGCAGCCGAAGCAGGAGGATAC